GGCCTTCAAGGAAGCCCAGCGCAAGAAACTGCACTTCGATCTGCATGTTGTGCGCCTGGTCAAAGAGACCGAGAAAGCCAAAGCCGATGCGCAGCTCAAGCTCATGGAGACAGAGCACGAGAACATGATGGAAGCCATCCCGATGCAGACTGAGCATGCTGAAAAGCAAGCTGGCATCGAGAAAGGCTTGCTGAAGGCGAAGGCAGAACACTCCGAGAAGACCTCAAACCATAAGGTCAGCGTGCTGCAAGCAAAGACTGCTCATCTCAAGGCCGGCGGCGGCCGCCCGCAGTCAGCCACGGCCAAGAAAAGCTCGCCAGGCGCGAAGTCGGTTCAGAACAAGACGACACCGACAAACCAACATGGATCCAATCTCGGCCCCACTAAGGCACAGAGTGCTTTGGAAGGATCAGCATCGGAATTCACCGATACTCTGATCCGCTTGATTGATGGACTCAAGCGGCGACATGGAACGATTGATATCGGAGTGTGGAAAGAAGAGTCTAGCTTGGCGATTGATCAAGTTGCTGACTCCATTCTGAGCAAATCCGAAACCGGTGATGTGAATTCTTATACTAGTCAGGACCGAGCGGGGGTAGATCACTTGAAGTCTCTAGTGTCTACAACATTTGACCCCGAACTGATTGAAGTGCTCGTAGCCAATGCGACGCGCTCATCGAAGGTCCCTGATGTCCGACCAGACACCGACGAATACCTCGAGTTTCCAAGCACCCTTCCAGATTCGCAAGACGCCGATCGACGGTAGCCCTTCATCGCTTCAATACCAGAAGCCTTTGACGACAGTGCGTATCTCCCCCATCCCATCCCGCTTTGACGGTCAGGTGCCCATCAACGTGCCTGGCGCAGGGACCATCGTCAACAAGTAAGAGGAATCATGTCCTGGATCCAGATGCGGGACTTCTGGACCTTCCGTCCGACAGAAGTCAGCCAGAATGCCAAACATCTCTTTGAGTGCACGGATTCGAAGTCGGACACAGGACACAGTCTTCTCGTTCATGTAGCAGCGACGCACTCGGGCATTGTGAACGGCAACCGCCGGTTCTATCGCCCGGACAAGATGCAGGATTCGGTTCACACGTTCCTGCCGCAGAAGACGAACGAAGGCAAGGTTCTTAGAACACCCCGTCCGGTTCTCATCGGGCACAACGAGCAAGGCGAGGTCCTTGGTCGAGTTCTTGAAGCGACTTACGTGGATGAAAGCTGGCGTTATGCCGGCGACTTCCCGATCGTCAAGGACTTCATCTTCTACCAGAAGGATGGCCGCAAGCGCCATGACCTTTATCGGTCGACCGACTGGATCATCGAGAACCTCGCTCCGCTTGAAGAGTACACAGGTCTTGGCTACATCGACCTCGGTCTTCGGATTACCAATCCGGAGGCAATCCGCAAAGTCTTGGCGGATGAATACCTGACCGTCTCCGTCGGGTTCAAGACAGACGCAGCCATCTGCTCTTTGTGCCAGACGAACTGGGCCACAGACGGAAAGTGCAGTCACAAGCTGGGTGAGATCGAAGACGGCAAGCAGATGTTTCTGATTGCCGGGCAGATGGACTTCCAGGAAGTCAGTTTCATCAACTTCCCTGCCGATCCCTTCGCTACCACGCTCAGCAAGAAAGTCCTGACCGACAGCCTCGAGAAGATGTTCTTCCTTGGCCTACCAATCATTCAGCAGAACCACGCTGCCGCCGACGGGCTAGTCCTGACAGACGGTCTTCTCTTCGAAGCCGACCTGCAGCAAGCCGAGGAACCGATGGAATTTATCGACATGTCCAAGCTCGACCTTAATGCTCTGGCCCTCGAGCTAAAGGACCAAGCGCTGACGCAAGAGCGCGCGCAGGAAGTCCGGGATTCCCTCTCTGCCTGGTCGCCTGAGACCGAAGACCTGAAGAGTAAGAAGCGCAGCCTGGTTTCCACCGTCACCGCCAAGATTCGCAAGAACGGCTGGGACAAAATTCAGGATTCCACCGACGCCACCGACGCCACCGACGCCGCGGTCGCCGAAGAGCTGCAAAGCTTGATGGAGGACGCAAAGAAGAAGGGCGCAAAGCCTGGACCTTCCGGCCAGTCGAAGGGTGTCTCCAAGAAGTCCGCCGAGAAGACCAAAGAGTTCCAGCAGAAGGAAATCGCTGGCTCTGTGGAGCATGATCCGGACGATAAAGATTGCCAGTGTGAAGAGTGCGTAGGCGAAGGCGCTGATGCGGCTCCTACCTTCGAAGAGTTCTCGGATTGGGCTCCGTCCAACGACGCCGACCGCGACTACTTTGCAGACGCAGAAGGTATCCAGGGTGAGTTGATGCTTGCTCTCGAGGATGGCGCCACTGTCGATGCCACAGACTTCTGTGGGCCGAACAAGACTTTCCCGGTTCCCACGGCCGCCGCGGCCCGCGCGGCCCGCAAGGTACTCGACGCCGCCAAGATCTCTACCGAGCTCAAGGATCAGATCAAGACCAACATCAGCATCAAGGAAGCCAGCTTCCCGCCTGCTGAGATCCAGGCACAAGACCGTGTGGAAGATGCTCGCGTTGCCAAGTTCCTCGATTCCATCTTGATGGAAGACGCTGAGAAGCCGAAGGAGATTACCTCCGAACAGCGCGGCGCTCTGGTCACGATTCTGAAGTCTCTCGATAAGGGTTACGACTCGCTCGGGGAGAACGACCCTTCAAACCTGAAGTGGATCCTCCGTAACGCCGTGCGCGCCATGCTTGCTGATTGGGCGGCCGATGACGAAGTGGCCTGGTCCTTGAAGTATCTCGCTGGGCAGAAAGATCATGTCGTTCTGTCTCGCACCGAGCTCGACGAAAAGGATGAAGCCATCGGTGGCTTCGCCATAGAGCGCGACGCGCTGTTGACTCAGATCAAGAACCTGACTGACTCCCGCGCCGTCATCCTTGCTTCCACCAAGGAAGCTCTCGCGCAACAGATTGTGATGCACCGCGTGCTCAAAGGACAGGACGGATACAAAGACCTGTCTCAGGAAGCGATCGCCGAACAGATCGAGACGCTCTCCCGCCGCCACATCACGAGTTTGAAGGACTCGGTATCGGACATCCTGTCCGGTCTGAAGTTCATCGATTCCGTTCCCGCTGAGTCCCAGACCCCTGAGGTCACTGGCTTGGTAGACGACAACACACAGATAACGGAGACGGCCACATCAGGAACTCACCTGACCGATGGTCTAGAAGCTGAGTCTGACCCAGACCTCAAGCGCTTCGAAAAGAGCCTCCGTTTTATGAGCCAAGCGGAAAGAGAGCGCGCTATTCGCATCCGCCGGTTCCAGTCTGTCAAGACCCAATAAGCAAAGGAAAAGTGCATGTCCTTCGATATCAATAACCAGTTTACGGGCAGTCTGTATGGCCAGGACCGTATCGGTCAGACCACACCCGACCTCGAGTCGTCTGAATGGATTCGCCCGTGGCTGCCTGTCGCCTACCCGGCGCCTTACCTGCCGACTCTTCGTCAGGATCAGGGTCACCCGAAGCTCGCTTCGATCGTGATCGGCGCTCACCAGATTGTCGGCCAGGACAAGAATGGCGGACTCGTTCCTGCTGGTCTATTCTGTGGCACGCAGCCTCTGTCGAAGTCTTTCGTGATCACAAACTCGCAGATCGAGGGCGGCACTGGCATCCTTCAGTCCACCGCTTCCGCGAACCTTGCAATCGGTCAGGTTGTGACCCTCTCTGGTTTGACGCACGCGCCGAACCTGAATGGCACCTTCACTGTGGTCACGAAGAGCGCAACCGAGTTCACCGTTGACGTTCCAGCAGCTGACGTCGCCGCCGGCGCCGAAGGCGCAGGCCAGGGTATCCTCGCCGCTCCCGGCCAGTACTGCATCATCGCGTACGGTCCTTCGGACGTGAAGTTCGCCTACAATCCCCAGACCTCTGCCAAGGTTGCTTCGATCGGCGAATACGCTGTTCTCGCAGCTCCTGCAGACGCTGCAGCCGGCGACCAGATCACCCTGCCCAGCGGTGTCGTTATCACCATCAAGGCAGCGGACATCACCTTCGCTCAGGCCTGCGATCTCTTCGCGACTGGCAAGTCCCGCCCCATCGGTTGCGCTGTCCGTAACGTGTACCAGTACATCGGTGGCGTTCTCGTCGGCACCAACCTGAGCGCGACCAGCTCGGCGACTGGTATCAACTACGTTCTCGATGGCGTCGTGCCGCTGCACTTCACCGTGCTGAACTACATGCACGAAATGGGCACTGCGATCCAGACCCAGTTCGTCCTCAAGACGCCCTGGATCGGCGCAACTCCGACCACGCTGCAGACTCTTGCGAACGGCGACGGTATTACCGGCTACGTGCAGGGCATCGGCCGCTCCTTTACCCACTTCACCGGCGCGCGCGGCGCGGCCAACGGCAACTTCTCCTACGGCACCCCTGTCGTGGCGAGCTCGGCCGGCAACGGTACCGATGCTGGTAACTTCGCCCCGTACAACCCGCTGATCCACACTCCGGGCGACATCATCGGACGCGTCATCGGCATCCAGAACTTGAACCCGGTTGGCTTCCTGAACCGCGTTCGTACCCAGTTCGATCGCCCGATGGTTGGACCGATGGTCGATCCGAACCCAGCTGCGATCCGCATGGGTGGTTCCGCGACCCGCGGTCTCCCGTACCACATCTCTGTAACCACGGACGCTGCGTTTGTGTACGCAGTCGACCAGAGCAAGACGCTACATCCAGAGTACTCCACTCACGTGATCGTACGCGTCAACCTCTAATCCGCAAGGATCCGTCAGGAATGGTGCAGACAGCGGCAAGGCCGTCATGAAAGATGGCGGCCTACGCTGCAACTCTCCCCGGCCCAAAGACCCGGCGAAGCCTTGCAACAAGCTTCTCGCCAGGGTCAATGCGCAAGACCAAATCGCGGGGAACTTCCTTTGCGATCGATGCAAGAGCGAAGTCGAAGTCAGGATCGCCCGATCCTAGCTGGCTCGCGATAACTCCCCCACATCCCCCTTGTCCGCACCAGGACTGACTTGCCTTTAGGAGGCACTGTAGCTATGCGCACTTCTTCCACCTACGAGATGACCGACGCTGACCTCAGCAATCTCGAGCGCCTCGATACGATCTTCCGTTCCAACGGCTACGATCCCGAAAAGCAGAAGACCATCACCATGAAGGACGCAATGGACGTCCAGAATGCTGGTTTCCTGATTCCCCGGGTCATGACCCAGATGGTTCAGGAAGGCATTGAGCCCCTTCTGATCGGTACCCACCTGCTTCAGCGCATCGAGTATGAGCAGGGCATGATGACGGTCTTCCCGGCGATCGAGCCTCTGCGTGCAGAGGAAGTTGCCGACGGCGCGGATGTTCCGTTCGTGAACATCAACATCGGCGGAGCGCAGAGCTTCGGCGTGACCGTCAAGCGGCATGGTCTCGGCCTCAAGATTCACGAGCGCTTCGTGAAGGAATCCAGTTATCCCTGGATCAACTACTGGATGCGCCTGGCCGGCAACGCCCTGGCTCGCCACAAGGAAGAGTACATCTTCTCCTTTATCACCCAGCTCGGCACCGTTGTCTATGACAACAACCCAGCGGCTCGTCTCACGGGTTCGACGGTTCAGCCTGTCAAGGGTGTAACGACCGGCCGTAACTACAAGGGCGTTCTCAACGGCTCGATGACGCTCGACGACATCTTCGACATGTACGCCCAGGTGATGGCACAAGGCTTCCTGCCTGACACTCTGCTCGTGCACCCGATGACCTGGTTGATGTGGGTCAAGGATCCTGTCCTGCGTGAGTTTGCGATCCAGGCCGGCGGCGGATCGTTCTTCGCCAACTGGACTGGTAACCCGAACTCGCTGGGCAACAAGTTCTACAACTTCAACGGTCTCGGCGCTGGCCAAGGTCAGCAGGGTCGTTATCAGAACGGCACGCAGACTGGTGGACAGACATCAACCCCTCAGGGTCTGCCACAGAACCAGAACTCCGGCCCTGTGCTGCCGAACTACCTCGGCCTGCCATTCCGCATTCTGATCTCACCGTTCGTCAACTACGACCCGATCAACCGTGTGACCGACATCCTGATGTTCGAGTCGCGCAACCTTGGCGCTCTCATCGTAGGCGAAGACGCCCATGTCAAGGATTGGACCGATCAGCGTTACGGCCTGAACTACATGTCGATCGAAGAGACCTACGGCTTCGGTATCCTGCACGAAGCTCAGGCAGTCGCAGTGGCCAAGAACGTGAAGGTTCGTCCGAACGAGTTTGTTCTTCCGGCTCGGTCCGTGTTCAACCTCTCGGATGCGAACAGCCCGTTCCAGGACATCCAGACTGTCCCGATCTTCGACCCAGCCGCACCTCTGGACGTCAACAACGCAACCTAAGCCTTTTACGAGGCACCCACAAATGGGGCGGCGGGCAACCGTCC